TCCGGTGACTTCTTCACCGCTTCGATAGTAGCCTTGTCAAACTTTTCAAGCTTCATCCACTGAAGAAGCCAGGGCTTGCCATCACCAATGCCATAGACATAATTGTACCAATTGAGCATCTTGGTAAACTGAGGATCATTTCGCCCATGGATTTCGGCAACAATGGGCTCATTCCCAACGAAAGCCTTATCCATGGACTTATTAACTGCGGACTTTTTAACTGCCATCACTGTTTCCTTGTGGATTATGTTTTAAATATAACCCACATTGAGAAAAATGTCAACCGACCTTGTATTGGAAAAATTGATTTGGCTTTTCCAATTCTCTAGGTTCATTGAGAAGAGAGGTCAAAAGTGACTTCCACTGATGAGCTCTTGACTGCCAGTTATAGAAACCATCGGCATACGACTTCTGAGCCTGAAGATGAAGCTTGAGATTTGGATCATTGATATTCTGAACAGCAGACTCTAAAACACCATAGAAGAGACCTGCGTGTTCATTCATATTATCTGTCCACTGGTACATATATGTCCAATTTGCTGCGGTTTCAGAAAGAGCAGCAAAATTAGGATGAACTGCTAGCATACCAGCAGACATAGCTTCCATTAGAGTAATACAAGATGTTTCAGGCCAGATATTTGGATATGCCAGAATATGTGTCTTCTTAAGCTGTTCTCTTAGAGTTGTATTGTCAACCGATCCATGATAGTTAATCTTAGGATGCTGCTTACAGAAGTCAAAAAGTTCTTCAAACTCCTTGTCGCGCTGATCCCAACCATAGATCTTGAATGATGAATAAACATCAAGTTCAAGATCATAATTCTCTGAAAGCTTATCAAAGACTGGAGCAAGAATACTTAGTCCACGATGTGGAGTTGACCAATATGCTAGTCTGATTGGACCATCAGTAGGCTTTTGATGTGGTTCAATAGGACTGATTGCATTGTGAAGAACAATACACTTACTCCAAGGAATCTGGTATCTACTGATAAATGCTTGCATTTGCCAATTTGATACAAATACAATCTTGTGGAACTTATTCCAACCACCATTTGCCAGATGTTCTACTGCTGGATCTCCAGGAAGATCCTGAATCCAGTAAATACGTAGTTTAGTTTCATCTAGATCTTCTTGGACTCTTGAAACAAAGATCTGAAACTCTTCTAGAAGTCTTGGGTCAAGCCGAGACTCTAGTTCTACTTTCATTAATTCTGAACCACCCATTGCATTTGTGGATAGATTATCCTTAGCAAAAACCATATTAAGCACCCACCGAAAACGTTATAATTGAATCTAGTCGGAACGATCTCCAACCAGCATTATCAAGATCCCAAACGGACATTACATCAGGATTGGACTTGCGTGTAGAAGTAGATTCTGTCTGCTCTGGCAAAAGATCAGACTTGAGTGTGCAATTCATAACACGCTCAGTTCCATCATTCTTTACAAAGACTACATTTACTACATTCTCACGAAGTAGATTTGTAAGGAAATTAGCCTGCGAGGAACTGTGGTCGGCTGTCAAAGTATTCAATGAGTTCATTATATCCACCAATCTTTTCATCATTAATAATAACTAGAGGAACAGACTTCTGTTCCGGATATGTAGCGATAAAATCTTCCTTAAGAAGATCTGTACCGATGGTCATTTCAGTAAAGTCAACACCCTTCATCTTTAGAAGAGATTTGGCCTTTACACAGGGACCACAGCCTGGTTTAGTGTAGATGATTACATTCATTCTTCGTCTTTTCCTTTAAATAGTCCGCTAGTAGCAAACTTGGGATTACCATAAAGGCTATTTGCCTTGACCTTAATAAAAGGTTTATTTGTCGAGCCGTCAGGATTCTTGATAGTAACCCAAGGATTCTGTCCTGCTCTCCAAGCTCTAATCTTATTGAGTGCCTTTTCAAATGGATCTGCTGCAGCCGCAACAAGACGAAGTGTACTTGTTGCCACATTGCTGTGAACACCCTTTGAAGTTTTAGTCTTACGAATTCTCTTCTTGCCCATTATTTACTCCATTACAATGTGGTATTATTCACTTTATACCATTCTCAATTAATGTCAACTCGTTTTCTCTATCTATGTACTTATACTCGATCTTAGTAGGTTTAAACTCTTCTATAGCTCTGAATACATCTTCAATATTCAATGCACTACAAGTATATACATCCATCTGAAGTAAAGCAGGATCACATTCATCCCAAACATGGATTGCGATGTGACTAGTCTCAATAATAGTCACTGCAGTAAGACCTTGATTGCCTTCCATATCTGAATAAACCGCATATGGCCCCATCAGAATATTCATTCCAATGTCCTCGACCAAATTTTTCATCCAACGTTTAATGTCCACAGCGTCGTATGGAGGATCTGTTATCTCTGCTCTAATGATTAGATGCTTATGTTCTAGAATGTTACCCACTTCATGAAATCTCCTGATTATTAAAATGCAATGATTTGACGTGACTAGCTTGAATCTTGGCACTTACCCATTGATTGTAGTAAGTTCCGTCTAGTACAGCATCCCTGTCAAAGATCTCTTTGGTTTCAAAATAATTGCATTCACCTCGAGATTTACATAATCTTAAAATAGTACGTCAAAAATGTTCTTTACCATATACTTCAACATCAGCCAATAGTGCAGGAGAAGATCCGTAATAATCAGCCCAATCAGACTCTTTACGGATCTTCTTCCGTTTACCTTTAACTGTTTTATATGCAGCTTTAGTTAGGAATTTACGGCCAATATACTTTCGTCCGTTCTTTAGATTTTCAATTAGATAAATGAAACCATACCATTCATCTGAATATTCAAATTCTTTACCTTCATAAAGCCACATTTAATAAATCTTTCATTTGACTAAAAGATTTATTTATTCATCCGGTTCTTCCGTTTCTTCAAGATCAGAATCAACAACATCTGCCGAACAAAATGGGCAATATGCTACTGGTTCAATTCCGTCTGAAATTACTCTAAATTCTTCTTCGCATTCGCTGCAAGTAATCCAATTCATTTAGTTCTTCCTATTGTTATATTTGTTTGAGCTCTTATGTCTTTATTGCCCCATGACCAACACTCACCATTAGCTTCAAAACAAACCCAAATTAGATCCGATTCAATTCCATAATCAAGAAGAACATGAGCCATAGCATTACCTTTTGGGGTAACAACTGGAATTGCCGGATTTAATTGTAACATCATAGTGAGAATCCTTTGAATGAATTCTCGTCGATATCTTGCTTGACTTCACCGATAGTATATGATGAAATCTCTGTTTCTTGAGGTGCTACCTGAACATCTGAACCTGCAATCCATTTTTGAGCCCAGGGTAGTGGATTTGCTGTAGGTTTACCGCCAAGCCCGATAGCATTTAGTCTCTTGGAAGCAATGTGATCTATATATTCACACAGCAATGCTTCATTTAGGCCGAGGATCGAGCCCTCCTTGAACAGATATGAGGCCCAGGCTTTTTCTTGTGCGACAACATCATTGAACATGCGAATGCACTCATCCCTTGTCTCAGCGCTAATTTGCGCAAAGTCTGGATCCTCTTTTGGTAGAATCTTGAGCAGTTGTTGGGTTGAGGCAAGATGTATATTCTCGTCTCTCGCAATGAGTTTGATGATTTTAGCATTGCCTTCCATTTTCTTAACTTCTGCAAATGCCCACGAACAGGCGAATGAGACATAGAATCTTACTCCTTCAAGAGCATTGACAGCATTGAGACAGAGCCAGAGAGATCGCTTGTATGCATATAAATCATCCCATTGCATGATATTGGATTTAATCTTATTCCATTCGATCAACTCATCATAGTACTTACTAATACTACCAGCGCAGTCTACTATTTCTTGGACTTCCAACATTTCATCAAAGACTCTGGAAGGGTCAGGATAAACGTTGCGAATGATATGAGTGTAAGAACGGGAATGAATCGTCTCGTAAAACGCCCAAGTCTGGATCCAGGTTTCCACCTCAGGAAGCGAACAAATAGGGAGAAAAGCCAGAGATGGAGCTCTACCTTGTACCGAATCAAGAAGAATTTGCCTCTTAAGATTGCTTGTGAAAATGTGTTTCTCATTATCGGTTAATGCCTTAAAATCTTTGGAGTCTTTTGTGAGCTCTACTTCATTAGGTCTCCAAAAGAAGCCAAGTTGCTTCTCTGTTAGTTTTTCAAATGCTGGATACTTGACTTTATCATAACGAGCAATATCAACTGGCTCGTCAAAAAAGATTGTTCGTTCTAGATGATTCTTATTTGTACTGGTATTAAAAACTGACATTAGTATCTCCGTCTGGAATCCATTCTATATATTCTTCCGGTACTACTCTTGTCTCAAGTTTACCATCTTCATGTTCTAATTGAAGTTTAATACCGGTGGATTCACCGTTTTTAAAATAGCTTAGGACTTTATATACTTTGCCACAATCATCCCATATGTCATTATGAATAGTTATGTAGCCTGTCAAATCTTGCATGACTCGCAATCCTCATCATCAGTTTCACCTTGTGCTAGATCTTCTAATTCAATCTCACCAGCACCATCATTTGTGTTGAAATAATATCCAGTCTTGATGCCATATTTATACATCATCAGAAGATGTTGTAGCATGACTGACATAGGAATCTTACCATCTTCATAAAACTTGGGATTATATGAAGTGTTAGTTGAAATAGATTGATCAATAAACTTCTGAAGTACAGCCATAATCTTTAAATAACCTTCAGGGCTAGGCTGATCCCATAGAAGTTCATACTTGACATTGCGGTTATTGATACCTGGTACTACCTGCTTTAGCACACCATCCTTGGACTGCTTAATCGAAACAAGAGCACGAGGAGGTTCAATACCATTTGTTGAGTTACTAATCTGTGCCGACGTTTCAGCAGGCATAAGTGCCATTAGAGTAGAATTACGAATACCAAACTCTGCTGCTCTAAATGCAAGAGCATCCCAGTCCATTTTATAGACTGGAACAACCAACTCGTCTACTTCTTTCTTGTATGTATCAATAGGAAGGACACCAGCAGAATATAATGTATCAGCGTGCTTAGGGCATGGATTAACTTCTTCAGCTAAGTCCACGGATGCTTTAATTAGGTAATATGACCAAGCTTCGGCGTACTCATGAACCAGATCAAGATTAGGACTGGAATAAGTGCTACCATTCTTAGCCAACCAATAGGCGAAGTTAATAATGCCAACTCCAAGAGGGCGGCGAGCCATAGTGCCCAATTCGGCAGCTCGAACCGGGTAATCTTGGTAATCGAGCAACGAGTCGAGTGCTCTAACGGCAAGCGTACACGGCTTTTCAAAGTCACTTGGCTTCTTGATTTTGCCCCAATTGATGGCTGCAAGTGTACAGAGTGAAATCTCTCCAGTTTCATCATTAATATCCTTGAGTGGAGTTGTTGGAAGTGTAATCTCTTGGCAGAGATTGCTCATTTTGATAAGTGCTTTCCGCTTGTCAAATGATCCGTGGTCGTTACAGTGGTCTACGTTTTGGAAGTAGATCCGTCCGGTGTCTTTTCGTTCGGTGATGAATGAACTAAAGAGATCAATGGCGGGGATTGATTTCTTTCTAAGTTTGGACTTTTCATACTTCTCATAGAGTATACGGAATTCATCAGCATCTCGAAAGAATGCTTCGTAGAGATCCGGGCAATCATGAGGCGAGAAGAGGGTGATGTTACCTCCAGAAAGAAGTCGTTCATACATTACCTTATTAAACTGGACTGAATAGTCCAAATGGCGGATACGATTATCTTCGGTACCCTTGTTGTTCTTTAGGACAAGTAGATCTTCTACTTCCAAGTGCCAGAAGGGATAATGCATGGTCGCTGCACCACCACGGACACCGCCCTGACTACAGCTCTTAACAGCCGTCTGAAAATGCTTCCAAAAAGGAATAACACCAGTATGAACAGCATCACCATTGCGAATAGGAGCCCCGAGAGCACGGATACGACCACCGCCAATTCCGATTCCAGCTTTGTTCGAGACATATTTTACAATTGCCGAAGAGGTTGCATTGATTGAGTCGAGCGAGTCATCTGTCTCAATGAGTACACAAGAACTGAACTGTCGGCGAGGGGTCCTAACTCCAGCCATAATCGGAGTAGGTAAACTAATGTCAAAAGTAGAAATTCCATCATAAAGTTCCTTTACCCACTTGATTCGATCGGTTTTATAATTTTGGAAAAGAGTCATGGCAATCAACATGAAAGCCATCTGAGGGGTCTCATAAATTTGACCTGTGACTCTATTCTTTACTAGATATTTGCCACGGAACTGTTCCATAGCGGCATAAGCAAGTTTATTGTCTCGTTCGTGGTCAATATAGTCCGCAAGTTCAATCCACTCTTCTTGAGAGTATGCTCTTCCGAGTTCATTATCATAGTAACCATCAATTACTACCTTACCATAATGCTTGAATAAATGCCATGGTTCATATTGTCCATAGACTTCTTTACGTAGCTGGTAGTTTACTAGTCTACCAGCTACGTATTGATAGTTAGGATTATCAGCAGTAATTAGATCTGAAGCCGCCTTAATCAAAGTTTCGTGAATATCTGAAGACTTGATATTATTATAGAATTGGATATGAGACGCAAGTTCAACTTCACTAACCGAAACACCAGTAAGACCTTCGCATGCCCATTCGACTACTCTGTGGATCTTATCAAAATTTAGTGGTTCTTTACTGCCATTTCGCTTAACAACGTTGATCATGTCTTATTTTTATCCTTCTCATATTCTTCTAGAAATTCTTTCAATGCGTCTTCAAATTCTCGTTGAGTATGAGTAGGCTTTAGAAAGAAATTTGATTTGTATAGTTTGTGGTAAAACTTAGCGGCAAGGTTCATTATATATCCTTTCAATTAAGTCCATCTTATATCACTGAAACAAAAATGTCAACTCTTTTCTTTACCATAGACATCATTGATTGCCTTGACTTGGTTGATGCTTATTTCATCAAGCAAAACATTA